CCTCTCCTAATCCTCTCCTAATCCTTATAGAAAGGTCACCTCCTGATGCAAGTTTAGCGAGCGTACCATAAGACGCGCAGTTTGTCAAGTCACACGGCGGCGAAAAGTTACAGAACCCACACAAAACTCGACGAGACTTATAAATAATGGTTATGGATCTCGACGAGACTTGACACTCCTACGAGATCACGTTATAATATCATAGTATCATACATCTCTACGAGAACCATGTACGACGACTACGAGTTTCACTACGAGTATAACAACGAGTCATATACATATGATCTCGACGAGATCTATGAGCATTATATTCATACATCATATAACACACAAGATATAACATACGAGATTGATGATGAGTATGCGCGAGATTCATGTGATTATGACACACTTGCATATAAACATTATGCATGATATCATATACACATAACACATCGCACGAGAATCATGTATACACACAAGCGTACAGTATGTGTAACATTAGACATCGAGTGTTACGATGATTTATACCTGGAAGATCTAGACTGGAAGAGCCTACTAGATCTTGAAGGTGATGAGAATGTCCATGTTAGCATAAAAGAACCAGCTGAAGTCTACTGAGTGCCAGTTCGTCAATTGGCACATATGTGAGATCTCATTCTCAATAACAAGACCTTATTGAGAATAGTGTGCCAATCTGGGAACTGGTCCGGACCCCTTGACGTGGGGTTGGTTATGCTCTACATTGGTTATGTGGTCGGGGAACGCTACAACAACCCGCCACAATCCTTTTCTCAAAACTATCATGCAACTGACCAAATCTTTCCCTCCCGCTGATGCTTTCGTGGAGATGATGATGGAGATTGATTATAAGAAACACTACAACACTTTCATGGATGGTGTTGAGATCTTCTGTGCATTCGTGGCAGCAGTCGCTATCATCGTGGCAGAGAAGTGGCAAGAGCATAACATGACCGAACGCACTCAACTTTTCGTGCTTCGTGTCATCGAAGGTGCCAAGACTTTCTATGCTTGGGTAATGAATGTGTTCGTGCCTGAGTTTAAAGCACTGATCGAAGATATCCGTGCTGTTTATAACTACGTGCGGACAATCTAATAACTGGCACAAGGGGGGTTTCGTGCCCCCCAAAATCGTGTATTGTAGTCTCATGGTCAAAAACGAAACCGATTTGTTCTACTCTGCTCTGCAATCTCTGCCGCAGTTCTGCTACGAAACCGATGCAGATTGGTGCATGGTTTATGACTTCATGGAAGCACAATGTGGCGAACTGACTGATGCTCAGTGGGAGGAAGTTGAGGCAGTTTACAACCCCTACCTCAACGATTCGCGCTACTGAGTATACCTAACTGCCCGTGAGTTCTTTATACTCGCGGCGGCCGCCCCACCTTGTGCCAGTTGGGGAACCGTCCACCAAACCCCCACAGGGCACCGAAATCGTGTATTGTATTCAAGTGTTCGGGAATTGACCCATGTTTGATGAACTCTGGTCTGAGATTGCTGATGCTCCTGGTGAGATCTTTGACGTGATTGAGTATAAAGAAGAATGGGAGAAAGATGAGAAGTTCAATGTAGAGAATTACATCAACTCTAACTACGATTACTGATGACTACTGTAATCCTTGGTTCGTTAATCATTCTCTGGTTCTTTGCCCCCAAATGGAAATGAATCGTTCTGAACTGCAAGACGCCTACATCAACGAAATCATTGATGGAATGGACATCAAAGATATGATGGCATTGTTGTTTGATATGTTGGACAAAGAGATGGACATTTATACAGACAAAGAATTGAAGGAAGAGGTGAAGAACTACTACCCTCATTTGTTGGAGGAGTGATACAAACCGTGCGGGAGTTCTTTATACTCCCGTTCGGCTGCCCGACCAGTTGGCAGGGTGTCCACCATCCCCCTGGAATTGGCGGAGGGGTGCTGTAGGATATGGGGACAGTCAAGCAAACCCCATGCGTTACGAAATCCTGGTTCCCTCTGCCCCTTATGAGTCCGAGTCCGTCTGCGACCTGGACCGTGCCTACCTGATCTGCCTGGACCTGGCAGAGGAGTTCGGTTACGCTGAGATCCGTCACAACGGACACCATATCGCAGACTACGGCAACCCCGCCACCTTCCTGGGGTGACGGTCGGGGGAGTGTCCACCATTCTCCCCATTGCCCCCCAGATCGTGTATTGTATTCTCAAGTCAAACAACTCCACTTCTCATGCGTAAGATCGAACAGCAAATGAACGCCGCCATTTCTAACAATCAGAACTGGCAATCTGGTAACACTTCTGTTACTTTCGATCCTGAAACTAATGAGTCTATTGTTCGTCTCCATGGCAACACTATTGCAGTGGTTGGTGATGACTTCGTGCAAATCTTCGACGGTGGGCATCAGTCTGTGACCACTAAGTCCCGTCTGAATGCTATTCTTTCGGAGCACGGAATCAAGGGAGAATGTGTATTCCAACGCAACTTCAATTGGTTCGTTCATAAGTTCATCGGACAGACTGCAATCACTGGTCCTGTCTATAACGAATACGACTTCGAAAATGGGTTCATGTTTGCATAACAAATAGGGGGCATTCGTGCCCCTTTCTTTATACCCAGGTCGGCTGCCCGACCAGTTGGCACACTGTCCACCAAACCCCCCAAAGCACCCCAGGATCTGCAATACTAGTCTCATGACACAAAACAAGCACATCGAACACCCCGAAGACACCATCCTCACGGGTGACCTGAACGCTCTGGATTGGTTTGAGGCGGCAGGTGCCCTGTCCGTTAAGATTGACGGTGCTCCCGCTATTGTTTGGGGACGCAATCCTGCTACGGGTAACTTCTTCGTGGGCACTAAAAGTGTCTTCAACAAAGTAAAGATCAAGATCAACGAATCTCATGCGGACATTGATGCGAACCACCAAGGTGAAGTTGCAAAAATTCTGCACGCTTGTTTTGATTGGTTACCTCTTACAGACGCCATTTATCAGGGGGATTTTATTGGATTTGGCGGAGAGTCTGAATACACTCCCAACACTATCACTTACGATTTCGGAGAAGTGATTCATGAGGAAATCATCATTGCTCCGCATACCCGTTATGAGGCAAATGATGACCTCCGTGATAGTTGGGCAATCCCTCTGACTGTTAACCTGGAGGACGGACATAACTGCAAGTTTGTGAAACCCAAGGCACGTATCTTCAGTGGTGATTATGACACCTCTCTCCAATCCTTCAGTGACCTCTCTGAGGTGATTCAGTTCGCTAAAGTAATGGCACAGACTGTGACCTTTGTTGATGAGAAGAAAGCAAAGCAGATTAAGCAGGCACTGAATAAGTGTATCCGTGAAGGTGTGGAGATTGATGATAATGCATTTGACTGTGATTACACTCTGATTGCTTACTGGAAACTGATTAAATCTATCAAAGATGATGCACTCTATCTCTGTCGTAATGATGGACCTGGTGCTTACATCGGATACGATCAGATTGATGCCGAAGGTTATGTCTACTCCAATGAGTTCGGTACAATGAAACTGGTCAATCGTGAGCGTTTCAGTTATGCTAACTTCAACAATGCTAAATTTGCACAAACTCCCTGAGAGTTCTTTATACTCAGGTCAGCCGCCCGCGTGCCAATGAGCGTGCTGTCCACTCATGCCCCCTGGGCGACCCCTTTACCCCTTATACTGACTTCAGTTCAAACGAAACGACATGACCGCAACCACCTTCAACGGATGGGCAAACTGGGCAACCTGGAACGTCGCCCTGTGGTTGCAGAATGATTACGTTCTGTACAGCGTCGCCCGTCGCTATGACTCCTATGATCGCCTCATCCCCCGTCTGGAGTATGAGTTTGGTCAGATGACCCCTGACGGTGCCCGCTGGATGGATCCTACGATCGACACCGCTGCCCTGGATGAGATGCTGGCAGACCTCTGAACCAATGGGAAGGCAGCGCCCTCAAAGACTGCCGCCAAACCACAAACCAACATCCTACCATGACCCGCGACCTGGCAACCTCTCTGCTCAACCGTGCCGCTGACGGAACCCAACTGCTGGCAATCCTGGATACCATCGCCACCGATCTGGAAACCCAGGGCATCGAAGAGTGTGCCCAGCACTTTGCCGAAATCAATGCCCCGACTGCCGACCCGATCGCTTTCTGAAGTTTTGTAACTGACCCCCGATCCTGCTGCCCGATGCTGTAGGATACGGGGGCAAACGCAACGGACGCCATGTCCCCACGAAAGGAACTCCGTCTGATCATGTCCCGCTATGGGTTCTCCATCCATCGGCAATCCAAGCACCTCATCTGGCGCAACGAAGCAGGACAGACCATCACCACCAGCAGCACCCCATCAGACGGCAATGCCCTGAGGCAGATTGAGCGGCAGGTCCGCCGCCTTGCCGTCGCCTGATCCGTGCTACAATACCAAAGCAACCGACCGAACCCTATGGGCAACCCTCTCAACACCGTTCTGATCTGGCGCAA